GACTTTAATGCGTTTAAAGAAGACTGATAACTATTTGTATAATCTGTTAATGGATTTATGAGACCTTTGATGCCTTTTTCTATTTGAGCACCAAAATTACAAAAGCGATATATTAAAAATTGTATTTCATCTAGTGATGGGTTTTTAAATAAATTAAGAGCATATTCGATTATACCTTTTATTTTATTTTTAAAGCTTTCTATGTTTGACGGGCTAAAAAAGTTTAATGCTTTTTCTTTAATATCATAAAATCTTAATATTACATTTTGCTGAAAGTACGTGGCAGCTTCTTTAATGATATTTTCTATACTGAAATTTTCAATAATATTTTTTACATTATCAACAACTCTTTCAACTACACTTATTATTTGATCTTTAATTTTATCAATAAGCAGCTTTAACGACAAGTCTGCTAGAGAAAAGTTTTTAATTGCATTTACAAAATTTTGTATATCATTAAGAGTGTCAAAAAAGCCATCAATCGCGCCGAACACGGATGGCATAATAGAGCAAAAACTATCAAGTACTCCGCCAGAAATACTATTTCCATAAAAATCTTCTACTTCGTTTAAAAGCTTTGGTGTAATTGTGTTTGCTTGGTTTTTAAGCGTGATAGGTACATATTGATAGTTGCTTGTAAATTCTGCTACTTCAATAGGAGTAAAGATAAGGTTTTGGTTAATTCTTTTTGTGATATTTGGATATCTTTCAATATCGGCAATTAATTTTTTTATTTCACTATTTTCAAAGTATGTGTTAAATGTAGAAACAGATTCATAGAAAGGTGTTTCGCCATATTGCTGAATTAACAGTTCAGTTGTGCTTATTGGTTTAAATACTGCACCTTGCTGAAAGCTATCACTTAAAGAATCAGCGTTATTAATTGTATATGTCCCAAAGTTTAATTCGTTTGCGAAGGCTGCAACCACATCATTTACTGCAGCTTCAGGATTTGAAGCTGTTGATCCTATTCGGATAACGCAATGATTTCTAGTTGATATGTTCGACCCGGACATTTTACTCTTTCCTTTATAATCTATTTATTCGCGATTGAACTCGCAATAGTTTAAACATTAGCTAAGACCCCAATTTTTATTATAATATGCATTAATGCTTCCTACTGTGATCCTGCCGTCAGAACCGCGCCATGGCGGGTTTTGCGCATATGCTTTTGAGCCTCTTTTGTAAACTTCAAAATTATCACCACGGCCATAATATGCCGGAGCTGCCTGAATAATTCCAAGATCGCCACCGTTATACTTAGCACTTGCAAGATATTTGTCGTATACTTCTAATTGCTGAGTTGGGTTCATATTACGAATTTGACTCGTTGTATAACCAAGGCCTTTTGCTGTGCTAGGTATAAACTGGAACAAACCCGACGCTCCAGAATTTTGATTATATGCAGCAGTATTAAATGCGCTTTCACCGCTAATGATTGCATATAATTGCTGCTTTTCGAGACCAGGATATTTACTTTGCATTTCCGCAAGTTTTGTTTGAAACGCTTGATCATTTTCGAGGCCTGCTGCAGATGTTTTAATTCCGGTGGATGATTTTTTAATTGCGTCTGCTGCAGAGGAAGTCGAAGCTTCACTAGATGTTTCTGTTGCTGTCGCCCTTTCAACTGATTCTTCACCTTCGTCTTGTGATGTATAACCACTCGACCCAATTATGCCACCGTCATAGCTTTCGTTACGCGTTGTGCTTATGGCTTTACCTACAGGTTCTGGAGCATCTACAACTTCAGCCGTGCCAGCACCTGAAGAATCTGGTTCAACTGCCAGACCTTCGGCCATTCGTACATAATCATCAATAGCAGTAAGTTCAGCACTGATACTTACTTGAGATTCTCCGGCTATTTTTGGATGCTCAGCTTTAATACTTAAATCACCTTCTGCATCGAGATACATTGTTTTTGCCTTTAAGTTAATAGCATCAACAGCTTGTAGGTTTATTTTTTTGCTTGCCTTTAAATTAATGCCTTCTACGTTTGATTCAAGGCGTAGCTTCCCACCTCTTATTTGAATTTCTTCGCTTGCATTAATAGTAGACTGCCCGCCAACAGAAAGATAATGGTTTCCTCTAACATTTTGTATTAGATCACCAGTGATTTCTTCTATTTTATTTCCTTTTACAAGAACCTGCGAATCACCTTCGATAGTAACTATGTTTCTACCTTTTACATATACATAATTATTTCTATCATTTATTTGAATTTTATCAGATGCAGATTTATGAGTAGTACTTCCGCGCGCGTCAATAGCAATATAAGACCCTGCACCGTGATATATGGTAATTCTCTCGGCCCCAGGAGTATCATCCAATTCTATTGAATGTGTTGCTGTTTCTATTACTCTATTAAATGGATACTCCGCGTTATATGCAGGCGCTGGTTCTGCAAAAAATTCGCGATCACCATCCTCAGCTTTATCCGGGTTTTGGTCTGCAATGCCAATATCTTTTACACGAGATATTTCCTGCTGGTGAACATAAGTTTCTTCAATATTTTCACCGCGAACTAATCTTGAATTTGATGGCTGCCCTATATCAGGTGGCATTGATCTTTTTGCAAGAATCCTGGAATTTGTTTCGGGTATTTTGCCCCAACCAGTTAAATCTGGGTTTATTATTTCAGTCATTTGCGTTGGGATTAAGCCCAATATCATTGGCTGCTGCGCATCACGACCGTCAACAAAAAACCCAAATACAAATGAGTTTACACGCGGTATCTCAGCGTTAGGGTCATAGCTACCATGTACTAGTGTTGCCCACGGAAGATTTTCAGTTGGGACCTGTTGGGTTGTTCCATGCACTCCAAAGGCACGTACTTGTACTCTTCCTTCAAGACGCTCATCAACATTATTTTCTACAACCCCCATAAAAAATAAAGGATTTAATATCCCAGCACCAGTTTCCATCATTCTGTGCTCCAATCATACTTAATCAATTTAAGAGCAGTAGTATGTACGTCTCTTACAAAGTTGTGGGTTATAGTATCTATCATATAATATCCAGACAATTGCGGATTTAACCCCTTTTGCGATGATGAAATAAATTGAGGTATTTTAATGTTTATCATGCTTCCTGCATTTAAATCTAATCTACCGTTCGCTGTTGCGTGCACAACAGTGTTATTTAAATGGTGCCGATATGCTGTTCTATTTGCAACTATTTCTGGAAGAAATTGATTTCCTCTTAATTGAAATTCTCCACTATCATCAGCATAATCACGAACTACCATATAGCGTTTTTCATTTTCTTGTGTAAAGTAAGAACTTTTAAATTCAGGAGAATGAACACCTTCATCAGTAGACCGCCCTGAGGTGGATACATATTTTGATTTTTCGGTTTCAAAATCATAAGAATGCACTGTAGATTTAGTTGGAAGGTTTACTCTTCTTTTTACTATATCAACTTCAATAACATGACTACGATAAGCACCAGAACCGAGATCCTTCATAGTGTTAATGCGATCTTCGTTTTTAATAGTTATAAGATTTTGCATTTGCTGCGAGTATTCTTTACCTGACTTGTCTAAAGCATCACTATAAGTAAATTCTTTGATATTGTCAGTATTTTCCAATGCTCGTTTGATTAAATATTCGTCCGAAACAAAAAAGTGATTGTGAGCAGTTTCAAAAAATCTAAAAGAGCATGATGGACTCGATGTACTATAAGCACGTTGTGACAAAAAATTCATTGCTTGGACTGGTGTATAATTTGGAATTACACAGCGAAATACGCCTTCGGTTGGTTCAACAACTAAGCTCGAAGAATTTTGCGGAGGGCTATAATAACTATTAAAAATGGTTGATGCTATGTTTGATATTTTATCTTCAAAAGGTTCTGTAATGCGCCGTGCACTTACATTAAATCTTGATTTTGAAACAAAATGAATTTCATATCTTAAACCATCGTTTGCATCATTAATTTCAACATTTATAACTTTATATATTCGCATTTGATAAATTCTACGATTTTTCATAGCGTCTTCAACAGTAAAAATCAAATGTTCTTCACCACGAATAGGTAAGTCTTCAAGAAAACCTATGTTATCAATTATTTCTGCATAACCTTTCATGCAGTCAGAATTAATAGATTCTTCAATTACAAAAACAGGTATGAAGCCTGAAAATTCATTTGAATTTCCTTGCCCTGAAACTCCTAACTCGATAGATGGAGCTGAATCTGAAACTAATACGGCACTTAATAATTTATATTGGCCTGGTAAAATAAATTCACTCATTTAATTTATTCGTAATCTCTTTTTCAATTTTTGATACTAAGTTTCTATCAATAAGTTGAATGTTTCTTTTATTGTCATTTGTTGCTTGTTCAAAATCCCACACGCGATACGGAATCCATTCAGTTGGAATGATTCTTTGTAATGCAATTCGCTTGCCTGCTTCACTTCTTAATATGACTCTATCTTCTTTGCGAAGGTAAAGAGTTTTAAAACTGTCAGGACTAATTTTTATTATATCAATTGCCATTTTATACCTCTTTATAATAATAAACTATATTATCTGTGTTAGTATTAGCTTTGGTCCAATCAACTAAATCATAACCGTTTAACCCGCCTGCTTGCCCACTATATTTGCTAATTAAATATTGGTTGAATGTATATTCGTCCATCGGCCATTCATTATATGGGTCAATAATATTGTTTGCTAAATATATTAGCCAAGTATAGTTAGAGTCGCCGTAATAGTGATACGCAATATCCTCAGCTCTTTCGCCTTCCTTAATAGTATACGGCAAAAAAGAATACGGATCTTGTAAAGTTTCTTTTAGGAATTTTACTCTTTTTGTTACGTCTTTAACTAAAACATTATTATAGCTTATGTCTGGGAATTTATCGAAATATTCGCCTGCCATTTATATTACCCCGCCCCGCCACTTATTGTTTGATCGCCAGTTGTTAAATCTGAAACTGACACGTTATTAGTTGATACTCCACCGTAATCTTCAGATGTATGAATATCCATTTCCATGAGAGTCATATTCATTGACACCATAGCTGGCTTTCCGCCTGTCACTACTGCCAAACCGTTTGGAGTATAGTTATTTTGAAATTGTTGTACCATGCATGTCTTATATTTAAAGAAATACCCGTCGTCAATTCCTAAAAAGAATATGTCTACAGTACTAGGATAATTTAACAAGACTTTATTTAAACCAACTGCGCTCCCATAAGTAGGAAGAATGTTTCTACGAACTGTTGTAATAATATCTCGTATCCTATCAGACTCTGCAGCTTCTGTTGGAGCAAGAGTCCAATTAAAATCAAATTGTTTTAAATTTACACCTTCAAAAAACAATGATGATTTCGGGTTAACTGTATTTCCTAACCCTTGGTCAACAGCCTTTCCAGCACCAGCAAGCAACTTATCAATTGATCTTCTACCTAAAAATGATAAGTTTTTCGAAGCTTGGTCAATATCAGAATTAAGTATTGAACTAAGATCTACTCCGGGTATTAGGTTGCCTAAAACATTTCCTAAATTTGAAACAGTAAGATCGCCTGCGCCAGCAAATTGGGATGCTCCTGTAGCAACCGCTGACTGTGCAATACCCATATCACTTCCTGCTACTCTAACAGAATAAGTGTCTTGAATATTAGCAGGCAATGGAAGCTGAATTACATCCGTTCCGTTTGGTATTGGTCCAAATTCACCGCCGCGATTTCTAGCAGAACCACCAGACAATTTATTCAATCCTCGTTCGCCGGGCGGAACAAAAGCGTATTTATTAAAGGCTAATAATACACTGTGAGCTCCGATATTTAACGGAAAGTTTAAAAAATTAGAACTTTGCGAAATTTTACTGTTACTCATGACCTGTTCAGGCCTTTGACCAAAATCTTGATACGGCAAACCTAAATTCCTTTATAAATAGATATACGTGGCTTTGATTCTATTTATATTAAAAATTGGACAGCATGAATGACTAGAGGACATAAAGGGCGGTTTAGGCCTAAACACCCAGAAAAGTATAAGGGAGATTCTTCAAAGATCATTTATAGATCTTTATGGGAATTTAAATTTTTTAGATATATTGATGTTCACCCAGATGTTATTTGGTGGCAGAGTGAAGAAGTTATAGTACCTTACGTGTCTCCTATAGATGGAAAAAGGCACAGGTATTACCCAGACGTAGTTGTAAGAAAGAGAACGCCAAATGGCACAACCGAAACTATTATGATAGAAATAAAACCGCACGCTCAAACTAAAGCACCTGATATTCGAAAAAAGAATTCGACTCCTTCAGGAAGACTTTCACGTAGATATGTAAATGAAGTTAAAACGTATGGTGTCAACGAATCTAAATGGAAAGCTGCACGCCAATACTGTGCAGATAGAGGATGGGTATTTGAAATATTTACCGAACACGAATTAGGAATTAAGTAATGACTGCAAAAGTATTTGACGATATTCTTTTAAAAGGTATTCGAGCAGGTCAAGTACCAGCACGTACAAAATTGGCGCGCGATTGGTATCGGAATCAAGCAAAGTCAGTATCACGTTCGAGCATAGAAGAAACAAAAATTATTCGCCAAATGAAAGATAGGTACGAAAGTAAATTTAGACTTGGCCACATGTATACGTTTTTATATGACCCTAAACATAAAGAAACTCTTCCTTATTATGACAGGTTCCCACTTGTATTTCCAATAAATACAGCTAAAGGTGGCTTTCTTGGAATGAACTTTCACTACTTACCACTTCCTTTACGTGCGCAATTAATGGATGCCTTATACGAGGTGACAGGAAATCAAAAATATGATGAAACTACAAAAATGCAAATATCATATAGTATCCTTAATGGTGCTTCAAAATATAGAGAATTTAAACCTACAGTGAAACATTATTTAACGTCTCAGATAAGAACAAAATTGGTATATATAAATCCTGCTGAATGGGATATAGCGCTATTCTTACCATCTGAACATTTTGAAAAGTCTTCAAAAGGAAGAGTCTGGGCAGACTCAAGAAAAATAGCAAGAGGCGGGCGATAAATGCCATTTAATATAAACGAATTTAAAAGTACTATGAATAAGTACGGCGGGCCTGCGCGCAAAAACCTATACGTTGTCGAAATAATGAACGGGCCAGTACAATCAGACGGTATGTCAATGCAAGATCTTAGATTTTTTTGCCAAACCGCAACGATCCCAGGCCTAAATTATACAGTAGCAGATTACTATCCAAATGGGTTTGGTGTGAAACAGTCAATCCCAACAGCTGTTCAGCCCGATCAATTTAATGCAGTGTTTATGTTAGACTCTGATCATATGGTACTTAGATTTTTTCATCAGTGGATGCAGTCAGTAATTAATTACAACTATTCAGACGGAGCGTTTTCTCAAGTAAATGGTCAGCTTCCATACGAAGTTGGATATAAAAAAGATTTTGCTTGTAACATAATAATTAAGCACTATAGTACAGATGGCGCCGATGGCATACCAAAATATTATGAATACACGTTGTATGATGCGTTTCCAACACAGGTAAGCGGCGTTGATGTATCATGGGCAGACAATGATTCTTTCGCAACTTCTACAATTAACTTTACATATGCTCACATGGCAGTGTCAAGTTCAAGACAAGGTACGCCAACCGAAAGGTTTGCACGAGGTACTGGTTTTGTAGAATATGTAAATACTTTAGGAGCAAATGGCCAAGCAATAGGGCAAGGCAGTTTGCCAATTTCAATTCAAGATTCAATAAACGCATTTACTAAACTTGGTAACTTGAAAAATAACATAAATAATTCGTTTTCGCAAATTAAATCCGGACTAAACGGTTTGCGAAATATATTTTAATTGAGGAGATAATACACAATGCCACTACCAAAGATTGACATGCCGATATATGAGCTTTCGTTACCATCTAACGATAAAAAGGTTAAGTATCGGCCCTTTACAGTAAAAGAAGAAAAAATTCTTTTAATTGCTCAAGAATCAAAAGACACTGAACAAATTATAAGTTCAATTAAACAGATTGTGAATAATTGTTTACTTGAAGATACTATTGATTCATTATCACTCGTTGATTTGGAATACTTATTAATATCAATTCGTTCTAAGTCTGTTGATAACATTGTAAAGTTTAAAATAGAAGACCCAGACACTGAAGAATCTATTGAATTAGAATTAGATTTAACGCAAGTAAAAATTGAAAAACCTGAAAACCATACGAACCAAATTGAAGTATCAGAAGATTATGTATTGTTTTTAAAATACCCTACGGCTGAAGACTTCTTTGTTCTTTTAAACGAGGATAAGTCTGAGACCGAAAGAAATTACGATATTATGCTTTGCTGTTTAGACAAATTAGCATCAGAAGAAGACGTGTTTAACTTTAAAGATTTTAGTAAAAAAGAAGTTGATGATTTCATTGAAAGTCTACATAACGATGTTGTTAAAAAAATGAAAGAGTTTTTTGATACGATACCAAAAGTAAGACACGAAGTTGAATACATAAATAAAAACGGTGATAATAAAACCTTTGTAATACAAGGAACCCAAACTTTTTTTATCTGATGTTGAGTCATACGAACCTTTCGATTTATTATGATAAAATTTTTGGAATGGTTCAACATCATAAGTATTCAGTTGATGAGTTAGAAAGAATGATACCTTTTGAAAGAGATTTATATTTTGATATGTTAATTAACTTTATAAAGCAACAAGAAGAAAAGCAAAGAAGAAAATAAATGGCAACGTTTGAAGATCTTAAAATTGTATTAGACTCTATTGATATTAACATATCGCAGCAAGGTGCTATGTTATCTTCCATGGCACAAATTGATAATCAGCAGGTTGATTTACTTGCTGAACAAAATAGTATGCTGCAGAAAATGTTATCGGCGCAAGAAAGAGCAACAACCTTAGGAGATGCTAGTAGGGCGTCTGTAAGCCCACAGCCAATGTACCAATCATCTTCAGGTGGATCTACTGCAGCTGCACCAAGCACTGCTGGTAAGGGTGGTTTTAGTCTTGGCAAAGGCCTTGGTATAGGTGCTGCTGGTATCGGCCTTGCTAAAGGGGCTGGTGGATTAGCCATGATGGGTCTTGGTATATCAGCATTTTTTGGTGGCCTGGTCGCCGGTGATGCTACTTTAGGTTGGATGGAATCAATGGGAGCTAGTTTTAAATTCGACAATTTAAAATCTGCGGCCTTGGGTTTTTCAGATATGATTGTTGGAATGGATCCTAAATCATTTATTGTTCTCGGCGGTATCATGGGTATATCTGCCATTGGTGGTAAGAAAGCTGCAATTGGATTAGGATCTATGGGATTTGCTATATCGGCATTTCTCGGCGGTCTTATGGCTGGAGATTTAATATTTAGTGGTGTATCAGCTCTTGGCGGCGATATGAAATTTTCTTCTATGAAAGAAGTTATGTCAGGGTTCTCTGATATGATTTTAGAAATTGATCCTAAAGCCCTTGCAGTTCTTGGCGGTATTATGGGTATAAGTGCTATAGCAGGTCTAAAAGGTGGTACGAGTGCTGCCGTTGGTTTAGGCGCTATGGGCGCAGGTATTTCTGGTTTCCTAGGTGGATTGTTAGCTGGAGATTTAATATTTAGCGGTGTTTCTGCGCTAGGTGGAAACATAAACTTCTCATCGCTAAAAACAGTGATGGGCGGTTTTTCTGATGTAATTGGCGAATTGACGCCAGGCGCAATAACAGCCATGGTAGGTATACTTGGCGCTGCAACTGGAGCAGCTGTATTTGGGCGAGGATCTGGTGTAGCTGCAGCAACTCGAGTTGCCGCTACAATGACAGGAATCGGTGCAGGTATAGCAGGATTAATGCTTGGGTTAGGCGTTGGCGGTGCTGGCGTAGACTGGCTTAATTCTGCAGTTGGTTTTTCTGGCGGTGGATTGCCAACAGCCTTTAAAATGTTTAGTGATGCTATTGGAGAATTAACAACGGATGGGACGGCGGCATTAGTAGGAATTTTGGGTGTTGGAGGTCTTGCAGCTGCATTCGGAAGTGGAACTGGTATAGGCGCAGCAACTCGAGTTACAACTATAATGGCTGGTATTGGTGCAGGTATATCTGGATTAATGATAGGTCTTACAGCTGGTGACAAGGCAATGTCTTGGATGAGCTCATTAAAATCAGGTAGTGGTGGATTAGTTAATGCGTTTAAAATGTTTAATGATTCTATCGGTGAATTAGATAACGAAAATTCTATTACCGCCCTCGTTGGAATACTAGGAGCTGGCGTAGGATTAGGAACACTCTTAGGAGTGGCCGGATCTCCAGCGGCTGCAGTGATGGCAGGTGTTGGCATATTTGCTATAATGACTGCTATAGGTGCAGGAATATCTGGTTTAATGATAGGTCTTACGCTCGGGGATGTTGGCCTATCTTGGTTGGATAAATTAAAAGGCAGTGGCGGCGGTGGGCTAGTTAATGCATTTAAAATGTTTAGTAATTCTATTACTGCAATAACGCCAGACGCACTTAAAAGATTAACTGAAATTTCTAAATTAAACCTTGGATCTGGTATTAGTGACTTAGTATCAGCAGTTACAAATTTTTTCGCAATCGATGTCAAAGAAGGTGTTGGCGACAGAGTAAGAGGGTTTTTCACTTCGTTGTTCGGCGGAACTGTCGAAAAAGAAAGTATTATATCTAAATTAATAAACGAATTTGAACCATTATCTGGATCGAAAGGTAATCAATTAGTAACAGGAATGGAAAGATTCGCAATGGCATTAGAGCCATTAGCTAATGCGCTGTCAACGTTAAGTGGCATTGATCCAGGATCTATCAATTTTAGAGAAATTTCTAAAAACCTGGCAGAAACTATTCCTATATTCAATCATTTAGCGAACGGCGGAGTTTACGATCCTTCGTGGATGCCTGGCAATGCTATTGATTTTGGAGATGGACTTTTAGATCCAAAGCTTAAATTAGATGAAGTTACGAGTAAAATTGCCAGCGCAAGAAATGCAATAATTGGAATTATAGATAACGAAACTATGCAAGCTTTAAATCTGGTTAGCTCTGGTGCTGGTGCAGCAGGTGGTGGCAACCAAATTACGCTTGCTCCAGTCACGGTATCTCCAACAACGAATAACAGCGTCCAAGGCGGATCTTCGAGTACTGTAATAAATTCGCTTGGAAAAGGTAACACGTCTGACTTGGATCAATTTTCCCGACCAGGCGGTGTGCATTAAAAAGGGAGCAATTAAGCTCCCCTTTTCTATTATTCTGTAAGAAGTTCTGGTTTATTAGAAATTGGTATCTTTTTTGGTTTTCTTTCTTCTGGAATTACATTATGCAACTGCACGGTTAACATTCCTTGGCGCAAAGATACACCTGTCACTTCAATCGTATTAACAAGAGTGAATTTGCGAACAAAGTTTCTCGCTGCGATGCCTTTGTGTAAGTAATTGATCGAAGATTCTATTTCGCCAACGTCTGCTTTAATTGTTAGAATACCATCGTGCAATTCAATATCAAAATCTTCCTCGTCAAACCCAGCAACTGCTAGTTCAATGAGAAAGGTGTCGTCACCTGTTTTAATTAAATTGTATGGTGGATAATTTGATATATTAGTTTGACTAGAATGATTTAATTTATTAAGAATTGAATCAAAACCAATAAAAAATGGGTCGTTTAATAGATCTGTGTTGAACGTACGAGTGTTCATGCTTGTTCTCCTTATTTAAGCGAGTATGTAAATTTACCGTCATTTGACCGGCTATTAAAAAAGTGGAGACCCGGATGGCGCCTCCACTTATATTTATATATAATACTTTTATTTAAAATGTCAATAGCTAAATAAAAATTATTTTAGAAAATTAATCTTTTTTAGAAACAAAAGAATACATTTCTTTGGCTTTTTCCATAAGATCATCCATAGAATACATTTTATATGTTTCTTTAACGTCTTCTACGGTTTTCTTGCCTTGATTCATCATGTTCTCTGCGAACAGTATATTCATATGATACTGTTGATCCATGTACTCTTTTGCAAGTTGAAGCATTTCTGCACGGATTTCAAAAGGGTTCTTGCTCATTGCTTGTCACCTTTTGCCAAGTTTTCGCCAGCAGCGTTCTGAAAAGCAAAAACAGTTTTCATTGCTTCTTTAGTAAATTTAGTTTGCAATTTGATGAAATCGTTAAGTAGTTTAGATGTGTTATCATCCTTGAACCAGGTTTTTACAAACTCAGCTTTTGAATTCTGGATTGTATCAATAAACATGTTCGCCATAAATTCGTTATTCATTTTAGTTCTCCTGTGTGTGTTGTG